CTTTTTTGTGTTTTAACTTTTGCAATCTCTTTTTCCATATATGCAATATATTTCTGTACAAAACTCTGTGCAAACACAGTTGGATTCTGCTCAAACTCACCTGCATTTTTTATATTAGCATTCACATGAGCTTTTAGTTGTTGTAAAAATACTTTTTCGCCTATAACTTCTGCACCCTTATCTAAGAAGTTGAATGTATCTTGATCTATATTCTTTAAATATGCATCTGCTTGTTTGATTGCATTAAGTATTTCAGCACTTTCATTAGCAGTAAGTGTAACAGTCCCACTTAAATCTTTGATGTTAGCATCTGTATGCCATACGCCAGTTGCTTCTCCTAAGCCACTGCTATCAAAACCAAAAGTTGCTCTAGTATCTGCTAGTGTTGGTCCACCTTTATATTCTGTGTGAAATACAATACCAAACTGCTTTGCAGTAATCTGTTTTGATAAATCACTGTTGCTTGGAACTGCGTACACGATTGTGTTTGGTTTGAAAGTAATGTATGATTCGCCGTCTATCTCTGCCTCTTTGAAATCTTCTTTTCCTGCCCACAACATGTCTCCTTGTGCAACTGTATTCCAATTTAACTTACTTAATAACTTTAATGCTATTGTTAATTTGTCTGAAAGTTCACCAGGGCCATGATTTTCTAAAATATCTTTTGGAGTAAAATTTAATTTTGGCTTTTGTGCAAATACTCCTTTAGTACCTACAAAAAACTTTCCTGACTGCGGGTCTTTACCGCAAATGATTGCAGGCTTACCGTCCCATTTGGTTGTTATGTTTAACTTTTGTTTGCTGTTGCCTTCCAGCATTTGATGTAGACTGTACAAATAATTGATTGACTCTTTGGCACCAGCATATCCTTTATTGAAGATATTGTCCTCGAGGTGTTCAAGGTGTGTATTTTTTCCCTCTGCTTCTAGTATTAAACTCTCTGATAGAATTTGTGTTACTAGAGGCTTTGTAAGTTCTACAAATCTCATTTCTTTTTCTTAGCATTATTTGTTGTCTTAGGAGGATTGCCGCCCCATTCGATGCCTTTGTCAGTTACATTACTGCCTGCATAGTTTGGTCTTGCTCCGCCAGTATCTTGCCAACCTTGGTCTACGCCTTGATCACTCGGTATTTGTTCACCACCTTTCATTGTTGGCTTGTTAATACTTTTAGCAAACTTTTGTTGAGATACTCTTTGATCTGCTTGATAATCATCGTTATCATTTTGAGTTTGATTTATTGCTCTATTAGGCTTTACATTCTTAATAGTATCAGCGTCACCACCCGATGCTTGTTGCTGATCTATATCAGCATAACTTCTTCCTGTACCAGAAGATCTTCTAGCATCTGTATCTAGTGCTCTTTCTCTGCCTAATATATAATCTGCGGCTAAGTGAGCGGTGTTTGATTTGTTGATTGAATTAATTAATTCGTCAAGCATAGGGTTACCAAGTTCTGCGGCAATTGCCTTAGTTGCCATTTTACCTGTTTCGTTATTTGCCCATTGTCTGCCTAACCATGTATATGCCGCCCCATCTGATGCTACTTTTAAAATACCAGCATTAGTGCCTGTTCTTCTACTAGCAGAAAAATCTCCGTCTTGTCTAGGATTTTTATTTACTGCTACAGTACCTTTTGTTTTAGGTTGTCCTGCTGGAGTACTTCTTGCCTGGGCTGAATTTCGTGCCGCTAGTCTTTGTTGCGGTGTGCTACCAGTCATAGTAGCATTATCTATCGCTGGATCACCAGGTGCTTCTGTTAAGAATTCGTATAATCTCATGCTATTGCTCCTCCGCCTGGTGCAGGATTTCTCTGTTGTCCTGTTACCGTAGTACCTGTGCCTTGACCTTGTCTAGTTAATTGAGCATTGTCGGCACCTCTCACAGAAGTATCCATTTTTGTTAACTTGGTTATTAAATATTGTTTCTCACCTTTAGTAAGATTATCAATCATTGTTTTGATATTTGCTGGTAATTCACTCGGAGCATTTGTAGTTGCTTGGGGTTTACCACCTGCAAGTGCTCCGCCAAATGCCGCTCCGGCAATACCTGCAATTTTTTTACCAATACTTGCGTTTGGATCTTGTCTTGTGGCTTGTGCCATACCTTGTGTTTTGCCACTAAAGTAATCTTTAGCACGTTGTATTAATCCAGGCTTGATTTGCGTCTGGCCGTCTTGCTTGTAACCGGCCAATTTAAATAATTCTACTGCTAATAAACCTGATGCAGGTTGTCCTGCTTTGTTTACCCAGGTATTTGTGCCTTGCTGATATGTGTAAACGTCATTCTTCTTGCCGTATTTTACTGTAGTTTTATCTGCAAGTTGCTCTGTGATTACTTCATAGATTTTCATGGTCGTCTCTCTGGGCTTCCTTTATAACTTTTTTTATGCCTCTGGAGAACTTCATTGGATCTTTTGCTTTGATACTGTTTACTAATCTATTTTTTAGATCTTTTGCTGTATTTTCGTCGTAATGATTTTCGATTTGTTCAATCAAATGTATTGCACTATTAATTAAATGGTCGCCTCTGTTTTCGATGACATGATCCTTGTCTCTGTCTACAGATATTTGATTTAATTCTTGTAAAATACTTCTAGTTTTACGCACGAGTTCTCCGTCTATACACACTATTTATCATTATATGTCATTCTTTTTTAAGAACTCACGCATGTTCATTGCTTGAGAGATGGTGTCTTGAGTTTCAACTTCATCTGCTTTGATACTTCCTGTGCGTTTCAGTTGATCTACAAGACTGCCAGTTGTTAAAGTCATTGCATCTTCGTCACCTTCTTCTAAATCTTCAATACGCAAAGTATCAGGATTAAACTTTAAATCTACTTTTGTACCAACACCACTACTAGATCTTGTTTTCATGAACTGTATTTGATATCTGCCTTTTTCTCTCATTGCATTACTTGTAAAAATACCTACAACATTATCTGCTGTTTGTATTTTACTTAAACCACCCGCAATATGGTGATGATCAAATTCAATTTCTTCTACTGCCGCTCTGTTTAACTGTGATGCAGTTACGCAAAGTAAGTCTCTTTCTACTGCCAGGTTACGAATTTCTTCTGACACATATTTGTCTTTAATAAACAAATCACTGCCGCTAACTTTTGCACTGATTGGCATCATAAGATCTAAGTAGTCAACTAATAAGCAGTCAACTTTTTCTCCGCTCTGTATTTCATATTCACGCAAGAACACACGCAGATCATTAGGATTAATGCCGTTTGGCATCTGTTTTACTCTTAGTTTACCTGCACCTTTGGCTTTCATACGAACTTTTAGATCAACATCTTCCATGTTTTTCATAATTTCTTTTGTGCCAAAGCCACTAACCATTGCATCAAGACGCATACTGATAAGTTGTTCACTAAGTTCTAAACTAACATAAACAACATTAAGGCCTGCAAGTACCCAATTAACAGCAAAGTTCTGTAGGAATAAACTTTTACCTGCGCCTGAGCCTCCTGCGAATATTGTCATTTCGCCTCTGTTCAGCCCACCGTAAAGTTTGTGATCTATTCCCTTCCACCCTGTGCTGATTGCTCCTGCTTGGTCTTTTATCCATTGTAATCTTTCCTTGGGGTTATCAAAATAATCTAATCCTAAATCTTTTACAAGTCCTACTTGACTTGCGTCTTTGATTTTATTTTCTACAGTACCGTAGTCTTGGTTTTCTAGCAAGTCTGTACTTTCAATAATTGCTTTTTCTAATGCTTTGTGTCTACAAAAAGTTTCGAATTCATTTAAAAACCAGTTGTGGTGATCAACTGTAACGTTGGGAATAGGCTCTAATTTAACTCCTGCCGCGGCACTAACTTGCTCTGGTGTAGGAATAGTGTTGTGTTTTTCGCTGTGGCTCTTAAATAAATCTACTGCTGGCCTATACTTAGCATTAAAGAAACCAGATTGCACAATGCTTTGACACCGTGCAAATAAATCTTTGTCGCTAAGTAAGAATCTCAAGAATAGTTCTTGTACTTCTTCTGTGTATTGTTTTATATCTGTCATATGTAGTCTCGAGCCTTCAGCTCAGTAATTATATATCTATTAAAAAGTCTATGCCCTTCTTGATTTGGATGGCTATCTTCTGCACTTTCTTCGCACCCTTTAGTAATTTCATACATTGCACTAGTACACCTAGACATTTCTAATTTATTTAATATAGTATGATGTAATTTTGCGTCTTCTGTTTTAAGTCCTTGCGGATAATCACTTGTTAAAAACTTTTTTTGTGCAAAATCAATAGGATTATTAATTAATAAATCTAATGCCCA